CTAATATGATTTTCACAGCCGATCAACAGGGCTACGGGAATAAGATATTATTTACATCCTCGAGACTCGCTTTTATGAGTAATACTGAAAAGCTCAATATCTCCGAGAAGCTTCTCGATAGAGGAGTTTTGTCAGTTAATGAAGTTCGAGAGATTTGGAATCTCCCGCCGATCGAGAACGGCGACGAGCATTATATAAGAGGCGAATATAAAAATACCGACGAGATAACCGAAGAACCGGCAGAGGAAGAGCCCGCAGCGGAAGAACCTCAAAATGTTGAAGAATAACAAAACTTTGATAAAATCCAAGTTAGGAGGACTTGTAAAATGCCTATCAGAGAAAACAGAGAATATAGAAACTTCAAAGCTAACTTTATCTTTAGAAATGCCGAAGACCCCGAAGCGATCTCTTACGAGTTCGAGGGAGTAGCTTCAACTTTCGACGATCCTTATATGCTCTACGAGTATAATGATTATTGGGAAGGTAAGAAGGTCGAAGTCTGGGAGAAGGTCGATCGAGACGCTTTCGCCGAGGCCGATACTTCCGATACTGTTTTCCAGTATAATCACGGCGGCCACGTTTTTGCCAGGACGAAAAACGGAACTCTTAAGCTCGAGGCAACTGATACCGGGCTCGAAGTAAGGGCCGATCTCGGAGGAACTCGAGGCGGTAGAGATATGGCCGAAGAGATCAGGGGCGGTTATATTGATAAAATGTCAATCGGCTTTACTATCGAAGAGAACGGCGATACAAAAGTTACCGAAGAGACCGACGAGAAAATTATTATCACAAGAACAATAAAGAAGGTTAAAAAGCTCTACGACGTTTCGGCGGTAGACTTCCCCGCAAACCCGAATACAGATATTAACGCTCGATCAATGGAGCAGGCTAGACAGGATTTTGTCGATAAAACCTTATCGGATTTGAGAATCCAGAAGAGAAGAGCGGAAATTATAGAAAGGATCAAGTCTAACTATGGAAATTGAAAAAATGACAAACGAAGAGCTTGATCTCAAGTTGAAGGAACTCGAAACCCGCTCCGCAATCGCTGACGAGACGGAGATCGAGGAAATTACAAAAGAGGTCGAAGCTATCGAGACCCGCAAAGCGGAAATCAAAGCCGAGTTCGAGAAAGCCGAAGAGGAGAGGAAAGCTATCGCCGAGGCTCCCCAGGTAGAAGAACCCAAAACAATCGTTGAAGAAAGGATTAACAAAACTATGGATCTTAAGGAACTTAGAAGCTCAAAGCAGTATATCGACGCTTTCGCTAATTATGTAAAAACAGGCAAGGACGAGGAAGTTAGAGGACTTCTCTCCGATATGGTAGACGGTGGAACAATCCCCACTCCTACACTCGTACAGGAATATCTTGAAACAGCTTGGAGCCGTTCGAGAATCGTCGACAAGGTAAGAAAGACAAACTTTAAGGGTATTTTGAAAATCCCTTATGAGATCTCAAGCTCTGACGCTGTTATCCATACTGAGGGAACAGACGCACCCGCCGAAGAGGAACTCTTGACCGGTTCCGTACTTGTTACGCCCAAAATGATAAAGAAATGGATTTCTGTATCAGATGAAATTATCGCTACTCATAACGACTCTTCCGAGTTCTTGAGATATGTATATGATGAACTTACATTCAGAATCGTTAAGAAGCTTGATGAAGAAATTGCAGCTAAGGTTATGGCCGCTTCTTCTCCCTTCGTTGATTCCGTTGATATTTCAACCGTTGACGCTACAACAATTCTCCAGGGCTTGGCTCTTCTCTCTGATGAAGCTAACGAGCCTACAATCGTTATGAATAAGAGCGTTTTCTTTAATCAGTTTATGGGCCTTCTCGATCAGACCGACAGACCTATTTATGAAGTTCTTCTCGATAACGAGAAAAAGCCTCAGTATTTCCTCAATGGCTGCGAGGTCGTTTTCGATAACGTAAACTTCAAGGCTTCCCCCGAAGCTGGCGACCCGATCGCTCTCGTTGGAGACTTCGGCGGAGTAGTCGTAAACTTCCCTAACGGTGAGGATGTATCTATTCTTTATGATCCCTATACATCCTCCAAGGAAGACAAAAATGACGTTGTTGCAAAGCTCTTTGCTGGTATCGGAGTAGTCAAGCCCGCAAGCTTCGCTCTTATCGGCCTCGAGGCTGGCGGCTAATATAAGCCTTCTTAAGTAGTCAATATAAAGATCTCTCTTGTTGTTTTCCCTCCGGGACTTATCTCGGAGGGGAGACAAAAGAGAAAAACGGAGATTTAAGATTATGACCCTTAAAGATTATGTATACTTTCAAATCGGGCTCGCTGGTAATACCGATACCACTATAAGCGATTCGGTCGATACTCTTATTGAAGCAGCTATTAACGACTTGGCTATGGCTGGAACTATCACATTTGATAGTTCAAACGTCGATTCAATCGTTAAAGAGGCTATTGCTACTTTCGTAAAGATGAACTTTGTCGACTTATCGACGACAGCGGAGCGGGAGCAGTTCGGGAAGATATACGATAATCTTAAGACCCGTCTCACTATATCCAGGACTTACAGAGCCCCCGAGGTTGAAGAAATATGAGGATTAACAGCTTCGCCAATTTAATAAGCAGGACGACAGCTCCGACCCTTGATGATCTCGGACAGATGATCGAGACCGTAACAACTTCGAAGGTTCAAGTTACTGAAAAGCCGATTTCTTCGAGCGAGTTTTTCAAGGCTCACCAAGAAGATATTCAAGCTTCCGTATTACTTGAGCTATCCCGCTTCAAGTACAACGGCGAGAACGAAGTCGAGTATAATGGTCAGACTTACGAAGTTTATAGGACTTATCCGCTCGGAATCGCAAAGATAGAGCTTTATCTATCCGAAAGGAAAGGACTCGACTAATGGCTAAAAACGGCTTTGAACAATTAACGGAAATCTTAACAGAGATCGAGGGCGAAGCCGCAACGACTTTAGAGGCCGGATGTAGAGAGGCAGCCGACGAAATCGCTCGAGACATCCGAAACAAAGCTTTGTCACTTTGGCCCGGCTCCGATTATCCTAAAAATTGGACAGTAAGCAAAGAAAAGGGCTCTTACATAGTTCATAATAAAAAGACTTACAGGCTCGCTCACTTGCTTAATAATGGCCACCGTATTATCAAAAATGGTAGAGTAGTCGGACAAGCAAAAGCAAAACCGCACATATTAAGCCAAGAAGAAGCCGACAAGGTAACGACCGAAATAATAGAGAGGAGACTCAATCAGCTATGACGATCAAACAGTTAATATTAGATCTGAAAACGGCGACGGGTCTCCCGGGCTTTTATCAAGTTGTCCCGAACGGGACTTCTCTCGACTTCTTTTGTGTACATAGAGAATCGGCTTCTTACGATCCCGCCGATAATCACGGCTACCAACTGATAAGCCACTACGTTCTCAAGCTTTACCAAGCTTTCCCAAGGACGGAAGCAGCAGAGACGGCAATCCTTAAATACTTCGACGATAACGATATAATCCCCGAGATCTCGGAAGACTACGACGAAGCCCAAAAGTTTTACACTATCGAATTTGATTTCGATTTATTAAAAGATTAGGAGGAAAAACCGAAATGAATGAGATTAAATATCATTACGGTATTAAAAACGTTCACTACGCAATAGTAACGGAGACGGTCGGACTCGACGGCTCTATTACTTCAAGCTACGGAACCCCGAAGCCTTTAACAGGTGCAAAGAGTATCTCTTTAGCTCCCCAGGGCGATACACTTAACGAGTACGCAGATAATGGAATTTGGGCGGTTCTTGGAGCAAATAACGGATATCAGGGCGATTTAGTTCTCGAGAAGCTGACGGCAGACTTCGAGAAGGACGTTTTCGGAAAGCTCGAGGATGATAACGGCCTTATGGTCGAGGGAGCAACTCCCAAAGAGATTTACTTCGCTCTTCTCTTCGAGTTTGAGACCGATAAGAAGCAGAGACGTTTTTGTTTTTACAAATGCTCTGCTGCAAGAGTGACAGTAGATTCGCAGACTAAAGAGGCA